CGTATCGACCAAGTTTCAAGGTAAGAACTATCTGATCCGCGCTCATAGGCTCGCATATTTCTTGGTCACGGGAACTTGGCCCGACGTGATAGACCACATCAACGGGAAGCGCGACGACAACCGTTGGTGCAATATTAGGAACGTCTCTAGCTCAATCAATGGCCTTAACCGGCGCTACTCCCTAGGGAAAAACAGCCACCTGCCGATAGGGATTTACTTTCTTAAAAAGAACGGGTACGACACGTACAAGAGCAGCATAACGCTTAAAGGTAAGCACTACTCGACTTACCGAAAGAACTTGGAGTCGGCGATTGCGTGGCGGGTCGAGAAAATCAAGCAACTAGGAATTTGTGAATTGGAAGAAGCACGAACTTCTAAATCCTCCGACTGACGATGAGGTGTCTCGGATGGACCCAGAGCAGCTTAAACAGCTCTGGGAGCTTTATCACGCCGCCATTGAAAACGCCGAGCGGGACCCTTATCGGTACGGCTTCCGTTTACCGCATTGGAAAACAGCCGATGAACTGTTTGATAAATTCAATGAAGTCATCGTACTCGGCGGGAACAGAAGCTCAAAAAGTTTTTACGCAGCTCTGACAATTGTTCGCGCAGCAATTGAGAATCCGGGCTCAGTAGTGATGTGTTTTGCTCAGAACGCCGATGTTTCGGTCCGCCAGCAGCAGAACTATGTCTGGGATGCGCTTCCCGAAG